GGCAGGAAGAGATTGATCTTTTTGTGAGGAGGGTGATGTTTGCCCTTAACCTTACGAAACCAGAAGCCGAGGCCGCTGCTGAGACTTTCTTTAAGATGCCTTCTAACGAACAAGCCTCTTACCTTGACGACTTAGATTCATTAGAAGCCAGCCAACAAAGAGAAGAGGCTTTTGATGATTTTATGAAGTTCACGCTTGCGATGTGGCCGGGGTTCATTGACGGGCGGCATCATAAGGTGATGGCTAAGAAGTTTGAAGAGATTGCTTCTGGTAAGTTAAAGAGATTAATTATCAATATGCCCCCTCGGCATACGAAGTCTGAGTTTGCTTCTTATCTTTTACCGGCTTGGTTTTTAGGGCGGGATCCTAGTAGGAAGATTATCCAGTGCTCGAACACAGCGGAGCTGGCGGTGGGGTTTGGCCGTAAGGTAAGGAACTTAGTGGCAAGTGAGCCGTTCTCTAAGATATTTCCCAATGTTAATTTGAGGTCAGACAGTAAGGCTGCAGGACGTTGGTCTACGAATAAGAATGGAGAGTACTTTGCGATTGGTGTAGGGGGTACGGTAACTGGTAAGGGCGCGGATCTTTTAATTATTGATGATCCCCACTCTGAACAAGAGGCCGCCTTGGCACAGGGAGATCCTACTGTCTTTGATAAAGTTTATGAGTGGTACACCTCTGGGCCACGGCAACGACTCCAACCTGGAGGGGCAATTATTGTTGTGATGACGAGATGGGCAAAGAGAGATCTGACTGGCCGGATACTTCACTCCTCTATAGAGAAGGACGGTAATGATGATTGGGAGATCATTGACTTTCCTGCGATTTTGCCCAGTGGTAGACCCTTATGGCCAGAGTATTGGAACCTTGAAGAGTTAGAGGCTTTGCAGTCTGAGTTACCTGAGGCCAAGTGGAATGCCCAATATCAGCAGAGCCCAACCAGTGAGCAGGGTGCGATTGTAAAGAGAGAGTGGTGGAAGGAGTGGAAGGAGGAAGATCCACCAAAGTGTGAGTTTGTTATCCAGAGCTGGGATACGGCGTTTTTAAAGTCTGAGAGGGCTGACTATTCAGCGTGTACAACTTGGGGTGTTTTCTACATGAATGAGAACCAGAATGATGCTCACATTATTTTGCTTGATGCGTTTAAGAAAAGGATGGAGTTTCCTGAATTGAAGGAGAAGGCGTTTAATCACTATAAAGAGTGGGAGCCGGATGCTTTTGTTGTTGAAGCCAAGGCTTCTGGAGCGCCGTTGATCTTTGAGTTAAGGGCGATGGGGATACCTGTTCAAGAGTTTACGCCATCTAGAGGTAATGATAAGATGGTCAGGATTAATTCTGTATCTGATTTGTTTGCCAGTGGTAGGGTATGGGCGCCAGCTACGCGCTGGGCTGATGAGTTGATGGAAGAGATGGCTGCTTTTCCAAACTCAGACCATGATGACTTGGTTGACTCTGCTACACAAGCTCTGATAAGGTTCAGAAAAGGCGGGTTTATACGTTTGCAGACAGACGAAGAGGACGAAGTTCGTTCGTTTAGACGCAAGGCTTCTTACTATTAAGGATACATATGTCCATTGAAAAATCACTTTACGCCGCCCCAGAGGGTATTGAAACACTGATGCCTGAGACTGAAGAGGACGGCGGCATTGAAATTGAGATTGTTGACCCAGAGGAGGTCACAATTAACATTGGTGATATGGAGATCACCATTGAAGGCAGTGAAGAGGATGACTTTGATGCCAACTTAGTTGATTATTTAGAAGATTCTGTTGTAAGCGGGATAGTGACTGACCTTGTTGGTGACTATGACGATGATATTAACTCCCGAAAAGACTGGATGCAGACGTATGTAGACGGGCTGGAGCTTTTGGGGATGAAGATTGAAGAGCGCGCTGACCCGTGGATTGGTGCTTGCGGTGTTTATCACCCGCTTTTGTCTGAAGCACTGGTTAAATTCCAAGCTGAGATCATGATGAGCACGTTTCCTGCTGCTGGGCCGGTGAAGACTCAGATCATTGGTAAGGAAACACAGGAGAAAAAGGACGCCGCCATTCGTGTTCAGGATGATATGAACTATCAACTGACAGATGTGATGACGGAGTTCAGGCCAGAGCACGAAAGAATGGTTTGGGGGCTGGGTTTATCGGGAAATGCTTTTAAGAAAGTTTATTTTGATCCTAATTTTGACAGACAGACCTCTATATTCGTGCCGGCTGAAGATTTGGTTGTGCCTTACGGCGCGTCCAACATTCAAACGTCCCCTCGCGTTACGCACGTTATGCGAAAGACGGAGAACGAGCTGCGTAAGTTACAAGTTGCTGGATTTTATGCCGACATTGAGCTTGGAGAGCCCAACAATTCGTTGGACGAGGTAGAGAAAAAGATTGCTGAGAAGATGGGGTTCCGCGCTTTATCGGATGACCGCTACAAAATCCTTGAGATGAACGTAGACCTTGACTTAGAGGGTTACGAGCACACTGATAAAGATGGAGAACCTACGGGAATTGCTCTACCTTATGTGGTGACGGTTGAACATGGCAGTATGAAGTGTTTAGCGATTCGAAGAAACTGGATGCAGGGTGACAAACTTCATGCTAAACGCCAGCACTACGTTCACTATGGTTACGTCCCCGGATTTGGCTTCTATTGTTTTGGTCTGATTCACTTAGTTGGCGCTTTTGCCAAGTCTGGTACGTCAATCCTTCGTCAATTGGTGGATGCAGGGACTTTGGCCAACTTGCCCGGTGGATTTAAGACGCGAGGACTCAGGGTTAAAGGGGACGATACTCCAATCGGCCCAGCTGAGTGGCGCGATGTAGACGTACCAAGTGGGTCTATCAAAGATAACATCATGGCTCTACCTTATAAAGAGCCGTCACAGGTGTTGGCGTCTTTACTAGATAAGATTGTTGATGAAGGCCGTAAGTTTGCGTCTGCATCTGACATTAAAGTTGCTGATATGTCTGCCAACTCACCTGTTGGTACAACCCTGGCTATTTTAGAAAGATCGTTAAAGGTAATGACCGCTGTTCAGGCGCGCGTTCACTATTCCTTTAAACAAGAGCTGTGTCTATTAAGAGACATTATCAGAGACTACACACCTGATGAATATGACTACGAGCCAGAAGAGGGATCCCGTAAGGCAAAACGATCTGATTATGATTTAGTTGAAGTGATACCTGTGAGTGATCCTAACGCGGCCACAATGGCGCAGAAGATTGTTCAATATCAAGCGGTGATCCAGCTGGCCCAGCAAGCTCCTCAGATTTATGATTTACCACAGTTACACAGGCAGATGCTAGACGTCCTTGGTATTAAGAACGCCCAGAAACTGGTGCCACTTCCTGATGATGAGACACCCAAAGACCCAGTCAGTGAAAATATGGCCGCTTTAAAGGGTCAACCGATGAAGGCTTTTATCTACCAAGACCAACAAGCCCACATTGCCACTCACCAGACGTTTATGCAAGATCCTTTGATTGCCAAGACGATTGGCCAGAACCCTATGGCCAGTCAGATCATGGCGGCTATGCAAGCTCACATTGCTGATCATTTAGGCTACCATTATCGCCAGTTAATTGAGAAGCAAATGGGTGTACCACTCCCCGGCCCAGAAGAGAAATTGCCAGAGGATGTGGAAGTGCAGCTGTCTCAGCTCATTGCACAGGCAAGCGCGCAGTTGTTGCAGTCTAATCAAGCAAAGACCCAGCAAGAGGCAGCAGCGGCGGCCCAACAAGATCCTTTGGTTCAAATCCAACAGCAAGAGTTACAGCTTAAGACTCAGGACGCCCAACGTAAGGCTCAGAAGGATCAGACTGATGCACAGCTTAAGCAGTCACAACAGCAGATTGAGCGTGAGCGAATCATGACCCAGAGGGACACTGATATGGCGCGGATTCAAGCTTCAATTCAGAAGGATCAACAGAACTTAGCCCAAGACGCTCAGACAGAGAAAAACAAACTCTTAGCTGAAATGATGAGAGGTAAGAAATGATTGATAAGTATCTAAAACTTCTGGCATCTAAGATAGATGACAGAGTATCCCAACTCCAAATGTCGATAGCTGATGGTAAGGCTGAAGATTTTGCGGAGTACAAGAAGATGTGCGGAGAGGTTAAAGGTCTACTCACTGCACGTTTATACATCATAGACCTACAGGAAAGAGTAACGAATGACGATGACGAGTGAGATTTCAAATCTCGACATAAGCAAGGCCGTGGATTTATCCAAGATCTTGAACAAACCAGAGGAGAAAGCTAAACAACTTCCCCGCCCATCTGGTTACAGAATTCTTTGTGCCATACCCGATATGGAAAAAGAATACGGAGACACCGGACTCATTAAAGCGGAAGAAACTCTCATGATTGAGGAAACCCTGACCACTGTGTTATTTGTAGTGGACATGGGCCCAGATTGCTATAAGGACGCAAGCCGGTTTCCAACTGGCCCGTACTGCAAGAAGGGTGACTTTATCTTGATTAGACCCAATTCAGGAACGCGACTGGTCATTCACGGCAAAGAATTCCGTGTGATCAATGACGATTCTGTTGAGGGAGTAGTAGACGATCCACGCGGTATTCGCCGTAAATAAGGAACGACATGAATGAATTTAAATTCCCCGATGAACAGGATGACGTCAAAGTTACCACAGAAGACGATCAAACTGATGAGCAAATTATTGTTGACGTAGAAGACAATACGCCGCCAGAGGATCGAAACAAAGAACCGATGGATGAGAAAGTCAAAGCAGATCTATACAACGATGAGCTTGAGGACTACTCTACCAAGGTAAAGAAGAAGCTGATCCAGATGAAACGTCTGGCTCATGAAGAGCGCCGCGAGAAAGAAAACGCTGTTCGAGAGCAGCAAGAGGCCATTAATTTTGCTCAGAAGATGATGCAAGAGAATCAGCGCCTTAAATCCAACTTAAATAACAGTGAGAAGAACGTTCTTATGACCGTTCAGAAAGCTGTAGCTATGGAGATGGATGCGGCCAAGCGCGCTTATCGTGAGGCCTATGACTCTGGCGACACTGATAAGGTAATGGACGCACAGGAAAAGCTGACTCAAGCAACGTTAAAAACCGAAAAAGTAAAGAATTTCCGTCCACCTGCTTTACAAGAGCGAGAAACTCCTGTACAAATGCAGTCACAGCCGGCACCACAGTTCCGTCCTGACCCCAGCGCGCAAGCATGGCAACAGGAAAATACGTGGTTCGGAGAAGATGAAGAGATGACAAGTTTAGCTCTAGGCCTCCATGAAAGGCTCAAGCGCGAGGGTGTTGTAGTTTCATCACAAGAATACTATCGCAAGATAGACGCCACTATCCGCAGGCGGTTCCCAGAGAAATTCGAGGATGAAGCGGAACAAGAATGAGCGCCCAGTCGCAAAAGCTCGGTGGTAGCACCGGCTACAAGATCAACCTCGGCCAAGAGGGTTCGATTGAACCCAAATGAAATGAGCGTTGCTAAAAAACTTAATTTAACGCCAGAGCAATATGCTAAGGCTAAACTTGAAATGGAGGCCTGAAAATGGCTGAAAACAGAAAACCGCGTGAACTTGAAGATAGGTTAATGGCTGAACGTCCTAAACAGTGGCAGGAGCCAGACACCCTACCTGAACCAGACAAGCACCCGGACTATGCTTATAGATGGATACGTGTTGCAACGTTGAATGCAGTTGACCCTCGCAATATTGCGGCAAAACGCCGTGAAGGCTGGGAGCCAGTGCCCATTGAAGAGCAACCACAATTTAAACTGTTAGCCGATCCCAATAGTCGTTTTAAAGACAATATTGAAATTGGCGGGTTATTACTCTGCAAGACTCCAAAAGAGTTTGTGGAACAGCGAAATGCTCATTTTGCCAAAGTTACACAATCTCAAACTGAAGCTGTAGATAACAATCTTATGCGTCAAAGCGATGCGCGGATGCCTCTCTTTAAAGAGAATCAATCCTCGTACAGCTTTGGTAAAGGTACTTAATTTTTTAGGAGTCTAATATGGCGTATCCTACAGTCTCGGCCCCTTACGGTCTAAAGCCTGTAAACCTAATAGGT